AATGAGAATGAAGAAAAGGAAAATCCATATCTTGTTGAATTTTCAAGGAAGTATGACTGGCTGAATGATAAGGGGGAGATGGAAAAGATTTCTTCACTTGATCTGTCAGGTCTTGTAGACCTTACTACGATTGATGGAGAATATTTTGACAGACTTCTTATCAAGGTAGGTCACAGGCCTCAGAATAAATTTACGGACTTCACATATTGCAAGTATGTGGCAATGCATGTTACAAATCGTCCGGCAGAGTTCTTTAATATGCTTGGGATAAGAGATATGATGATTGTTATCGCACTTATAAATCATTTTTTTATGTACGGGCAGGGCTTAGTGACGATTGGGCAGTAATGCTTTCAAAAACGGCAATGCGTCTGGCTCTTGCTACAAACAGCGGCATTGAGTATATCAAAAAGGTGCCGGTGATTGACTTTTTAAGGATATATGAGGACTTGCTTGAAATAGTCAGAGGGGAGGAATAATGGCTAAAAACAGATCACAATACAGTCTTGAGATTTTGCTTGGTGCAAAAAAAGCATCAAGCTTTCAGAGTGGAATCAATGGAGCTAAAAATGAACTAGAGGGGATGAGTTCTACAGCAAAAAAAGTGGCAGGTCTTATTGCTACGGCTTTTGGAGCAATAAAGATAAAAGATTTTGTGCAGGAGTCAGTTGATACTTTTTCTGATTATGAACAGTCACTTGCAAATACTGCAGCTATTGCAAATGCCACACAGACTGAGCAGGAGCAGCTTAACGAAGCGGCGAGAGAAGCAGGAAAGGCTACGACAAAAACTGCAAAAGAAAGTGCGGATGCACTTGGATATATGGCACTTGCAGGATGGAATGTAAAGGAGTCTACATCAGCATTGCAGCCTGTTCTAAAACTTAGTGCGGCATCGAATATGGATCTTGCTACTTGTTCCGACCTTGTTACTGACTCAATGAGTGCTTTAAAATTGCAAGTCAAAGATTTACCAGAATATCTTGATATGGTTACAAAGGCACAAAATTCCTCAAACATGAACTCACAGCAGATGATGGAGGCATATATAAAAGCCGGAGGTGCAGCGAGAACATTAGGTGTCAGTGCAAAGGACACAGGTGTTGCACTCGGTATTCTTGCTAACAATGGTACAAAGGGTGCTGAGGGCGGAACTGCTCTTAATGCAATGCTCACACGAATAGGAAGTAATAAGAATGCACTTTCCATGATGGGAGCATTAGGAATATCAATATTTGATGCACAGGGCAAATTTGTAGGTCTTGAGGAGGCTTTGAAGCGTATCAACGCAGGAGTAAGTAAACTAAGTACGGAAGATCAGGCAAAAGCACTTAAAGAGATTGCCGGAACAAATTATTACTCAAAGATGGCTTACCTTTTAGATGGTGTAAAAGAGGGAGCAAACGGTGCAAAGAGTGCTTGGGATGATCTTGATAAGAAACTTAAGAACTCAGATGGTTCACTTGAAGATATGTATAATAAACAGACAAATACTCTTTCTGCAACAAGAGAGATTATGAACTCTGCACTTGATGACCTCAAGATTTCATTTGCGGACTCTTTTGATGGTGAACTTGCGGATGGCATTAAAAAGCTGACTGAGTTCATAAATGAAACATCTGAAAATATATCGGACTTTGCAGATACGCATCAGGTAGAGATACATAATGTGTTTGAAGCATTTTATGAGGACATTGAGAAAGCGGCGGACTTTGTAGGGGATGTCGGTGGATTTGTAGTTGACAATTTCGATGCAATAGCCTCGGGAGTTGAGGCGATAGGTATTGCACTTATCACATACAAAGTGGTTTCAGGAATTTCATCGCTGGCAGCTTCTATAGCTGCTCTTGGCTCAGGACCTATTGGATGGGTAGGGGTTGGCTGTGCAGCGGCGGCTACAGCAATCACAGGAATTGGAATTTATGCAAATAAAACAAAACAGAAATTAGCTGAGGCAAATCTTGAACAACATTTCGGAAGTATTTCTTTATCGCTGGATACTTTAGATGAAATTGCACAGCAGATTGTTGGAAAGAAAAAACTTACGCAGATTTCTGAAATGCTGGAGTCTATAGGAAAGACTGACGATGCAATATCTTCAATGAGCAAAAATGTTACATCTATAAATGAAATACGATGGAAAATTAAAGCTGGATTTAAAATAAGCAAGAACGATGTTGATAAGTATAAAGCATCTGTAGAGAATTATGTTAAGTCGGCTAAAGAAGCTGTTGAGAGTAAGGGATATACAGTGTCAATTGCAACAAAGTTACTACTTGGTGATAATTCAGAAATTGGAAAAGAAAATGACAGATTTTATTCTGGGCTTGATAGCGACCTCATTAGGTTACAAAAACAATTAAAAAAGAAATTAAATGATGCAGTAAAAAATGGTCTTGATGTTGACAAAGAGCCGGCTGTTCAAAAAATTTTAAAGCAAATATCAGATATTACTTCGGCTGTAACTGAGGCAGAGAACGAAGCAAAACTTCAAACGATTGGTTTAAAATATTCTGGCAAAAAATTGAAAGCAGAAGATTTTAAACAGTTGACAAAAGATGTAAAGGACTATGAAAAAAAGGCAATGGAAGGATATGAGAAAGCATATTCAACTTCTTTAGTTAGTCTTAATGAACGAAAAAATTCAGGAGATTTGTCGAAGAAGCAATACAATATTGAATTGAAAAAACTTCAGGCAGGATATTATAAACAACAACAAAATACATTGTCAAAAGGTTCTGACTATGTCATGGGAACTATAAAAGCAACTTATCCTGAACTTGCAAAAAGTATGAAAAAAATGCAGAAAGAAGTTGCAAAAGGTCTTAAGGAATCCTTAAAAAATGGTGTAAGTGCAAAAGATAGCGAAAACATATTGATGAGCATTGTCGATAATGCGAGAAGTAAAGCAAGTTTAAATTCAAGTGATGCTAGTGCTTTGAAACAAATTATGAAAGATTCTGGAATTGAAAGTATGTTTGATGAAATAGATGACTTGCAGAGTCGAATCAATAATTTAGATGGCATTGACTTGACTAAGAATTTTGAAAAAACTTTAACAAATAAGTCATTGTTTAAGGGGGTCAATGAAAAGCTTGATGATTCTGTGGATTCAGTATATGAAGCATTAGGTCAGGATATTCAATCAAGTTCAGAAGCATCTGTAGTTTATCAGGCTGCGTATGAAATGGGCGGGAGAATGCCTGAAAGTATAGCAAAAGGATTTAAAGCTAATGAACCAATAGCTAGACAGGCTGTTAAGGATATGATTAATTCGCTGGGAGGGCTGTATTCTGCTCAGGGTTATACTGCTAATATTACTGGAAGTACGGCAAGTGATTTTATAAATAACAGCAAAAATAAAATCACATACAATACCCCTATCGGTCCAACACAGCAGAAAAAAAGCAGTAGTGGTGGAAATAGCAAAAAAACTACAGTCAAAGGAAAGAAAAATGCCAAAGGTGGAATATATAACAATCCGATAATCTCACTGCTTGCTGAAAAGGATAGTGAAGCTGTCATTCCGTTAAACAACAGTCCACGTTCAAAGGCTCTTTATCAGCGTACAGGTGAGCTGTTAGGAATGTCGTTTACGGACGATAACACATCTTATAAACAGAGAAGAGATGTGCGGTTATACAATGCCGTTAAGAGAAGTCCAAGTATAGGTGGTGAAAAAATAAATATAACTTATTCGCCAACTATTCAGGTTACAGGAAATGCAGATGAAAAGACATTGACTAAGGTAGTAAAGATGAGTCAGGCAGAGTTTGCGAAGATGATGCAGAAATATATGCAGTCAAATAAGCGTGTGAAATTCAGTTAGGGGGGGCGAAAAAAAACATGATGGGCGGTTTTACTTACACGACCAAACAGGGAGATATGTGGGATTATATCGCATGGAAAGTTTATGGTGATGAGTCTTTGGTATATTTACTTTATCGCGAAAATCCCAAGTATCTTGACACATTTATTTTTAATGAGGGTGTGAAGCTGTATTGTCCGGAAGTTGAAGTCATCAATGAAGATGAGGACGAAGATGCTCCTGAATGGCAGGATGACGAAGATTATGAGGATGCAGAAGAAGATGCGTTAGACGGTGTATCTGATGAAGGAGATGAGGACTAAGACGATGAAAGCTAGAAATGCATATGTAAGGCTTAGATATAAAGGCGGCGGAACAATGGATATAACGGAAGAAAGCAGTGGGTGTACTATTGTAGATTGTGCTTCAGGAGAAGCTGACACAATATCCGTAAGCCTGTTTAATAAGAGTGGAAAATGGTTTAAGAAGAATTATTTTCCAAAGTCATCAGATTATATAAGGGCAACAATAGTTGTTGATAAATGGAAAAATGATAGTGAACATCGGGAAGTTTATCAGGGGAAATTTGTTGCAGATCAATTTGCAGCATCAGGATTTCCGGCTACGGTCGATTTGGAAGGAATGAGTATCCCACTTCATACCGGATTTAATGTCACTCAGAGGAGCAAGACATACAAGAAAACCTCTTTAAAAAGCATTTTGCAGATTATAGCAAAAAGGGCGGGTATAAAGTTAGTTTTTGAAGCGTCAAATCATAAGGTTGATGAGGTCGGCCAGGATGGAAATACTGATTTGGAATTTGCCTTTTCAATATGCAGCGATTATGGATGCTGCATGAAACTTTACAACGGAAAAATGATTATATATGACCAGACGGCATACGAGAGAAAAGCAAGTCGATTTACATTGAATAAGTCGGATCTTGGGGATGACAGTACATATAATTTTACAAGAAGTGTATCAAAGGTTTATGACAGTGTTAAGTTCCAGTATCAGAATAAAAAAGGAAAAAATATAACATACAATTATAATATTCCGGGAAGAACCGGGAGGAGGACATTGTTTATATCATCTTCGGCAGACAGCCATGCAGATGCAGAGAAAAAGGCAAAAGCACAGCTTGCATCAACTTTAAGAGAGGCAATAACAGCATCGTTTACAGTTATGGGAGACCCTAAATATCGTGCGTGCAGGGTGTTTAGGGTAACTGGCTTTGGAAAGTTTAACGGCAGATATTTTATTGACAAGGTTACGCACAATTTTTCAGATGAAGGTTATACAAGCACTATAGAATGTCATAAATGTGTAACCAATATTAGATAAAAGTGTTAGCTCGGAGGTGATAGTTTGGATTCGATAAGAGTTGGAAGAATATCTTCTATCGACTATAAAAAAGGATGTGCGGATGTTTATTTTGAGGATGAGGAGAATGTAATATATTCAGAACTGCCATTTTTGGCATTTGAATATAATATGCCAAAAGTCAATGATTTAGTGCTTGTAGTGGCTCAGAAATATGCTCAGAAGAAAACAGGGTTTATATTAGGACCTTATTATAATGATGAAAATAAGC